CGCGTCTACAACATCAACGTGCAGACCGTGGCGCAGCCTGGCATGAGCCGAGCCACAGCGCTACAGCAGGGCGCGGACTACGGGCGCGGAATCCAGCGCGCCCTGGAAAGGAATGGTTGATCCATGGTGCAAGTCCTTGCAGATGTCGTCATGCCGAGGATGGTGGTTGCCGGCGGCATCACGGGCCGGCAGATACGCCGCAACGCGCGCGCCGAAAGTGCTTCGGGCTTCGTTTCTGTCAACGTCGTGCGCAGCCGCACGCGCAGACAGTACGACCTGGGCACTGTCCCGCGCGCTGTGACCGCATGGCAAGCCATCGAGGCTCTGTACGAAGTCACCGAAGCGGGTGGCTTCGGCTTTTTGCTCGAAGACCCCAAGGACAGCGACGCCACGGCCGACACGGGCCGTGTGATCCAGGTGGCGGGCGTCTGGCAACTGCACAAGCGCTACCAGGTCGCAGGTGGCCTGCGCTACCGGGACCGGCGCATCACACGGCCCATGGGGGCTGTTCGGCTGTTGGTCGGTGGGGTAGAGGTCGCCGGCACGGTGGACCCCGACACGGGCATCGTTGTCTATGCCAGCGCGCCACCAGATGATGCCGTGTTGGCATGGGTTGGGCGATTCCGGGTGCCAGTTCACTTTGCCAGCGATGACCTCGAATGGGACGTTGTCAGTTCTGGCGAATATCTCCGTCGCCTTGTGCTCGCGCAAAGCATCATCCTTGACGAGATCCTCGAATGAAAACACTGCCCACAGCCCTGGCCGAGCACTACGCAAGCGGCAGCACCACCGTGGCCACCGCATTGCGCATCGAGCGCAAGGATGGCAGCGTTTTCGCCTTTACGTCTGGCTCAGATGATGCCGTCATCGACGGCGAAACCTACATCAGTGGGCCGGGCCTGGACCTCTCCGGCATGGCTTGTTCTGCGGGCTTCGCCGTCGACAACCTGGAGCTGACGGTGTTCCCTGATCCGGTGGTCCTGACGAGGGATTCGTTCCTGGCTGGATTGTGGCAGGGCGCGCGCTTCTTGCTGTTTGAGTACAACTGGGCCGACATCAGCATGGGGCGCAACGTGCTCAAGCGCGGCTGGCTCGGGGAGTCGCGCCTGCAGGCAGAGGCTGTGGTGGTCGAGCTGCGCAGCCTGCGCCAGGCGCTGCAGCAGCAGGTCGGTGAGCAGACGACGAAAACCTGCCGGAACCGTCTTGGGGATGCTCTCTGCAAAGTCGACTTGTCTCCGCTTACGCATTCCGGCGCTGTCGCATCGTCTCCAGACCGCTACACGCTCACGGGCCTCTCGGCAGTTGACGACTACTACACCGAGGGGTTCGTGACCTTCTCGACCGGCCGCAATGCCGGCGTGGCGCGGAAGGTCCGCAAGTTCGCGAGCAACGTCTTCGAGCTTGCGACACCGCTGCCGTTCCCGGCCGACGTTGGCGACCAGTTCACGGGCATCGGCGGCTGCCAGAAGCGACTCCAGGACTGCCGAGACCGTTTTTCCAACGTCCCGAACTTCGGCGGGGAGCCGCATCTCCCGGGCATCGACGCGCTCACGGCATACCCGATCCCAGGGGAATCCACATGATCGTCGCGGAGGCCCGCAGCTGGATCGGCACCCCATACCACCACCAGGCGCGCGCCAAGGGCGTGGGCGTGGACTGTGCCGGCCTTGTCATCGGCATCGCGCGCGAGCTGGGCATGGTGGCGCCGGACTTCGACATTTCCGGCTACGCGCGCCGGCCAGACGGCTGGAGCTTCCTCTCTTGGAGCGATCAGCACATGCGCCGCATTCCGCGCGCACAGATGGGCCCGGGCTCCTGCGTCGTGGTGCGCTTCGACCAGCACCCGCAGCACATCGGCATCGTCGGTGACTACGTGCACGGCGGGCTCTCGATCATCCACGCGATACAAGGGCGCGGCGTCGTTGAGACCAGGCTGATGCTGGACAAACACATGATTTTCGTGGCGGCCTACGAGCTGCCCAAGGAGGGCGCATGGCGCAACTCGTGCTCGGGCTCGCAGGAGCCGCGGTAGGTAGTCTCTTCGGCGCACCCCAGATCGGCTGGGCCATTGGTGCGACCCTGGGCAGCGCGTTCGGACCCACGCAAAAAAGCAGTGGGCCGCGCCTCACGGATCTGAAAGTCACGGCGAGCGAGTACGGCGCACCGATACCCTACATCATCGGCAACCCGCGCGTGTCGGGCACTGTGATTTGGGCCAGCACCAAGCGAGAGATAGCAACGACGACAAGCCAGGGCAAGGGAGCTGGGGGTGCCGAGTACACCAGCTACACCTACGAGATCGATCTGCTGTACTTGCTCTCCGACAACGAGATCCTGGGCGTGCGCCGGATATGGTCCAACGGCAAGCTGATCTGGACCCGGGCCGAGGAGTCGGACGCAGAGTCCATCGAGGCCGGCGAGGACACGGTCAGCTGGAAGGCCATGCGCATCTACACAGGCGCGGCTGATCAGCTGCCAGACCCCGTGTACGAGGCCGCCGTGGGCTCTGGCAACGCGCCCGCGTACCGTGGCCGTGGCACTGTGATGCTGGAGGGCGTCAACCTCGGCAGCAGTGGGCAGCTGCCGAACCTCACATTCGAGATTGGCCTGGGCGGCGATAATGTTCAGTATTTTTTCAATATGCCTTATGAAGACACGCATGGTCCTGAGGATATTGAGGCAAACCCGCTTTCATATGTTGAATCAAATCCAGAGAATTCAATTTTCTCTGTATCTGGATTTACTTCGAGTTTCCCTGAAGAAGGCGACAAAAGGGCATACCTTACATATTCCGGCCCGAAGATAGGAGACATGCTGCGCGTAGATTCTCCGGTATTCATTGAGGTTGAAGCATATATGAACCGTACTCCCGGATCCGGGAATACTGATTACCAGAGATTCATCGGAGTTTCTGGCAGCCAATATACCATGGGATGGATAAGGCGCGATGGAGGTCTGTATTTGAGACTTGCTGTTGGGTCTGATATCAGAGAGTTCCCGGCATATGATGGCAAGTTCCGAATGGTATTTGATAATACCGAGAGCAAAATGTCATTCTTCCG